CGTCCATCTTCTTCCCGGCTTCGCTGCCCGCTTCACCCATTGCCGAAAGACCGGAGGCCGTTTGCGAACTCATTGCTCGAAGCCGTGACTCTTCCGCGGCCAGGTTCTGTGTGGAGACACCTGCAGCTTGTAACGCGGCTTGTGTTGCACGGGCCTGTGAGCTTAACGAACGAATTGAACTGGCCGCCTCGCTTGCCCTCGCTTTCATTTGCTGCATCTGCACTGCATAGTCTGCGGACCCAGCTGAGGATGTGCGCATCTGGTCGGCGAGCTCCCGGATATCGGCCTTCGCCGACTGATACTCAGTGCGGGCTTCACGGATCGCGGAAACCTGTGCTTTGTATTTATCGATCAGCTTCCCGATGTTTAGGATCGCCGTCTGATTGTCTGACATCGTTTTCATCGTGGCCGCGTAGTCTTCCACCACGCCAGAGCTGGACTCGATAACTCCATCCAACTTCTGGATCTCAGCCTCTAGTGAATTGATGTTTGCCCGCGCCGCTGCCGCTGGATTGATGATCGCCTGCAGGTCGTTTACCAGTGTTCCGCCGATATCCAGCCCTTTGGTTACATTGCCCAGCGTCTTATAACCAGCTGCAGTCGCCTCCAGTTCATTTGCCTGGTTGCGTAGCTTGGTAATAACCTTATCCATGGCATACGCTTCGGTCTCCATGGCGGACTTGATCTGCGCTGCAGACTTGGCGGCATCTGCGGCTTTCTGATCTTCTGCGGCTTTCTGATCGGCGGCTGCTTTGGTTGCTGTAGCGGCAGCCTCGGCTTGAGACGCCGCGATCTTGAGCTGTTCCTGCTCATATCGTTTTCCTGTCTGGATCCCAGTCGTCATGACCGTATCCAGTTCCTCCAGAACAGCATTTGTTTTGTTCACATTACTGACAATAGTCGCTTGTGCGCCTGCCAAGTCTTTTGTGCTTATCCCGTATTTTTCAAGAGACGCTGCTGTTTTGGTAACCCGGTCCTGCTGCTTTGCGAGTGCCGCTTCTGACTTGATGATCGCTTTCTGTGCGGACTCAAGTGCAGACTGCTGTTTCTTGGTTGTCTTCTCCGCATTCGCCATCTCGGTAGATAGCGCTTCGAACCGGGCACGGGCCTGCTCAACATTGCCGGCCATTGTCTCCATGGCCTGCGATTGCTGCTCATACGTCTGGACCAGCTTGCTCTGTTTGATTAGGGCCTGGCCCGCGCTCTCAAGTTTTTTATATGCGTCTTCCAGCTCTTTCGCAGATGTCTGATTTGTTTCTGCGGCTCGGGTCTGCTGGTCGAGTGCATCAGCGGCGGCCTTGACGGCTTTTGTAAGCTGTTGCAGCGTCTTGCTGGACTCGTCTCTCGCCCTGATCCGGAGTTCTACGTCGCTAGATGAACTCGCCATTGGTTAGTCTCCTGATTAGATCGCGGTATGGTTTCGCCCCGCTTTTGCCGTTTAATACTGAGCCGATCATTGCTTGTTGCAGGATCGACTCGTTCGCCAGTTGATTATTTATCCTATCTCGGCAAATTGCAGCTTCTGAAATCAATTTAATGATCGGGTAACTGTCTGCAAAGACGTGCCCTTCGGAGATCAACAGATTTGAGTCTATTCGAAGTTTTCGATAAACGTTATCTATTGAATTTGGTTCTGCTCGTCCTTTCTCACCTGAGCTGCCATGCTTGTCAGGGATGTGACCAGCTTTTTTAGGTTGCCGACTTCCTCCATTGTCAATTTACCGATTGCTTTCAGGCAATCCAGTTGTGCCAGAAGTGGAAGTTTGGCAGCCATATCAACCATGTCTGGTTCATCTGCTGCAATGGCGATCATATGCGCTACCAGCGCCGGGCAGTCGCGGATCAGATTCATCGCATACCGGCCAAGCGCCACGTTTGTCATCTGCAGGCCCGTTGAGTTCTCGTATTGATCGAACAGCGCAGACAGGTCTTGGTAATGAACTCGAAGAAGTTTGGAAAAATCATTCATCGAAATGCCGTGCAGATCAACAGATGTGTTCTTGTTGAGTTTTACGGAAATGGTTTCTGGCTGATATTGAGCTAAAGACATTTTGTATTACCTTTGTTTGTTTGATTAACACAGATAATACAATTAGAGCGGGGAATAAGAAAGCGCCCGAAAGCGCTCTCTGTTTGGATTACGCGGTAAATGTAATCGCGGCAGACGTTGTACTGGTTCCATCGCTTGCGGTTACAGTCACAGTTGCGGTACCTGCGGCAGCACGGCTTACCGTGGTTACTGCCTGACCGGTTGAGTTGGTAGTACCACTTGCTGCGGTCAGAGTCGCACCTGAAACCGTAGTGAATGTTACTGGATCGTCTGCTACGACATTCCCTTCACTATCACGTACTGTTGCGGTCACTGTCACACTGGCACCCGCTACGGCAGTCACCGCGCCCAATGTCAGGGTTACGGTACGGGCATTGGCGGAGCTGGTATCCGTATCAGTATGTACTTCGATATAGACTTTCTGACGGTTTGCCATTTTCAGCGCGGTGAATGAGAAAGACATTACCTGCCAGTCGTCACCTTTCAGCGCATAGTCACCATCTGGAGACAATGCAACTTTCGGGAAGAAATAGTCACGATTGAAACCCTTCGGATTATCTGATTCAAATCGTAACTGCCCATAGATGATTGAAGACTTGCTGATCACCAGGGTGCGAGACTGTGCAGAGATGTTGTATTGGACAACCATCTGCTGCGCGTCACCTGCAAATGCAGTTGAGTCTGGTTCAATGTAGATGCGGCCACGGGTCAAGTCAACTTCATAGTTACCAGTCGCAGTGACCACGGATACCCCAACAATAGTCGAGATGTCACCTGAACCGGTTGAAATAGACACGTCTGCATCTGCGACACCGACGATCACGCTGGTTACATTACGTGCGCCATTTGGGAAGTCTGCAGACGCCCCCAGCTGATAGTAACGGCCACGTTTTGCCGTGGTGAACAGGTCCTGCGCGCCGGTAGTCTGTGTCTGGATCGTTGCGTCTTCTTCGCCCAGGAAGAACAGCGCCAGGTTTTCAGCGGCGATATTATCACAGGTAAACGTTCCGCCATTGGTTACTTCCAGCAATACACGGTCATCCATGTCGCGGAATCCGCTTTCTGCTGAATAGTGATCCAGCGTGCTGGTGTCCGTGGTTACTGTGAATTCCGGCGTATTGCCAAAATACAGCTCGCCATTTTTCACGGTATCTGAACCGCTTACGAACTGGCCGAAACTGACACGGCCACGCCCGACTGTATAGTTTTGATCGTTATCGTACATAACAGGCCTCTTAATTTGTAGGGTTTTCCAAGTCAGACACTAAATCAATCTGCACCGGCAAGTAGAAATATGCCGTTGCTGAAAGTCCGTCGTCTGGCGGTCGGACGATTGGCTGTGCCAGCGTCATCCCGTTGATCAATCCCCCAACTCGATAGACGCTTGGGAATTTTGGTTTGCCGTTTGCATTAACTGCCATCATTTGAGACAGCCGCGATTCTACATCTGCGAGAAGAGAATAAGCTGGGTCCGTTGGGTTTTCTTGGTCATCAACAACCCATCCCTGAATCAGCAAGGTCCAACTATCCTTCCGGACAGTCTGCTGTTCATCCGCATACGTACCGTAGTCAACAGGCTTTGATTCCAATATGGACAACGCGGGGATCTCTGTTTCAGCACCGAAATTGTTCCGGCCCCGATAGACACGTTCACCAACATCGTTTTCATAGCCATTTGCCACGGTTATCCCTTGAAGGTGTGTAGTCAGCTTTTTCAGGATCTGCAATCGTTTATGGTCAGCCATTGCTTAATCTCAAGAATTGGCGGGTAAATTCCGCATTTAACAGCTCTGCTATTTCTGGCAATTTTTCATCAGCAACTGACCGAAATACCTGATCAACTGACGGGCCGTATAATAGGGCCACTTTGCCGGGGACAAGCCATGATTGGTGTGTGGTCCGCTTATCAACGATCCGCTCACCTGAATTGACACGGACGGCCAGTCCAACGTTGAATTGGTCTTCCGTCATACTTGCCCCTTTTCTCAGCCGAACAAGCCATGCGCGTTTCAAGAACGTTGACCGCCCTTTCTTCACTTTGACTGTCACGCCTGCTTTACCATTGATCGCAGATCCGGACGCGAACCGGGCGAGCGACGTCGCACGTTTTCGGCCCTCGATAACGGCTTCCAGGTTTGATTCATTAGCCAGTTTCGTGACTTTCAAACGGTCGCCGTTCAAGTAGCCAGACGGGAAGTCTATTTCAGATTCCATTGTGCGCTTGAGCAATGTCATCCCTGAACGCTGGGTTACGGTATTGATCGCCAGTTTAGCGGCTTTCTTTGTAACGCCAGGCATCAACCGCAAGGATGTCTGCAGGTCTTCCATGCCTTCGACTTCAAGTATGTAACTCATAGTCTAGTCACCTGCCAGATCTCCTCCAATGGCCCAACCATAGGCTCCTTTGTCGTTAGGGAAAACTTAGGACTCCCCCACCCGGTTAACGTGATTGTTACCACGCCTTTTGCTTTCAATGTCACGGATTGGTCCGTTAGATTTGGGGTATTGAAGATGATCCGCTCAATACCCTGAATCAGTTCTGCGTAGCCGTCGGCGTCCATCTGGCCGAGAGTCGCGATCTGGTTATGCCATCTAACCGTCACCGCAACTGCTTCTGTCATAGATGAATCTTTGTAGGTGGCGTCCACGCAAAATGCGTCGTGGACAGCCTGCCTAACTGTTGCCTTCGCCAGCGCCAGAACTCCGGCCATTACAGGTCCTCGTCGGCAGTTGATTTGGCCGTTGATTTAGCTGCTTTGGCCGTGGTCGCTGTAGTAGTCGCAGCGGGCAACACGACCGCATTGTCTTCAATTGACTCTAGCGGCTTGCTCAATGCGTCTTTATGGACTGCTGAAATTTCGGCATATTCGGCATCGGTCAGGTTCACTTTGGTTCCTGCTTTGATCCGCAAACGCTCACCATTGCGTTGTAAGATCAGCGTTTTTAAAGCATATCGAATTGGCATCTATCTATTCCTTATACCGGGATCACTTGGATGTAGCCAGTTGCATTCGGATCAACCGGTACCATCAGTGGTGCGGATTGGCTGAGTGTGTATTCAATACATGGGTCCTCAGTCATGTAATTTTTAGGGTAAATGTCCAGGGCGTTGTAGTTTGCACTGGCATCCATGATCGCACCGAAACAGCGAACACCATCGACGTCATTTGAAGCTAATGAAATACCACCCTGTGGCATCAGATAGGCTAAAGTTCCGTCGGCTTTTTTATACTTCTGAGTGTTCACATAGATATTCATCAGACCTGCGCCAGCCAGGCCAGAGATCTTACCCATATATTCGATACCTTCCAGGCCTTCGGACATTCGAGTGATAGATGTTTCGGAACCACCGATAGTGCTGTCCATCAGACC